ATCTTTACCCGCATTGGCGCACATGATGACTTAAGCACTGGACGCTCTACCTTTATGGTCGAGATGACAGAAGCCGCCAACATTCTCAATAATGCAACGGATAACTCTTTAGTCTTAATGGATGAAATTGGTCGGGGGACAAGCACCTTTGATGGCTTATCATTAGCGTGGGCATTTGCAGAGTACCTTGCCAGCCAACGCAAAGCATTCACCCTGTTTGCCACACATTACTTTGAGCTAACAAGTCTCCCCGATCAACTTTCAAGCATTGCCAATGTGCATATTGATGCAGTGGAACATGCAGATAAAATCATTTTCCTACACCGTGTTAAAGATGGCCCTGCCAATCAAAGTTATGGCCTACAAGTTGCGCAATTAGCTGGCGTACCCAAAGCGGTCATTGAGCAAGCCAGATACAAGCTAAAATCACTAGAGACGCAAAGCGAGAATACAGTGCAAGAAGGCAGCACCTTACCTTTAAGCCTTGCATTTACACCAGAGCCTGCCCTTGACCCACAAGCAGAGGCAATCAAATCCGCACTCCATGCTATAGATCCTGACGAGCTAACTCCTCGAAAAGCACTGGATGCCTTGTATGAACTCCGAAAAATAATCAAATATTCAACATAAGACACCTTATATTGCGTTAAACTTCCTTAACGAAACTTTCACGACAGCTCACAGTATCATGCTGTGAGCTGCTTAAATATCACACTATTTACAGCTAATTTAGTTCACTTACTAAGCACTTCATATGCTCGCAAAAAGGTAGCTAATCTCGGCTATCACTTCTACTTAGATCAAAAAAATACTAATCTACCTCACTGAATATTTTTGATTTTTATTCATGACGGATTTTCGATAGATATAACTAACCACTCATTGATGGAGGTTATGTATGTCACGGAATGACACAGTGTTTCTTCGCTTCGAGAGCAACATTCAGCAAGAGTTTCTAAACCGAAAAAACCGCCAAAGTAAAAAATTGCGGCACCGCCTAGAAGTCAAACGCAAACTTGATAACTATTTTGAAAATAAACGGATCAATCGACAGCTAGGCTTTCGTGAAGATGACGATAAGCTAATGTGGGAGCTATAATTTTTAATGCATTGATTTTGATCAAAACATAGGCGGGTATTTTATCAATTTGCCATGAGAAACTGCTATTCGTAGCACAACTTATTGCTATAATAGCCGCCCGTGTCTCGGTAGCTCAGTTGGATAGAGCGGCCCCCTCCTAAGGGGCAGGTCAGGGGTTCGATTCCTCTCCGGGACGCCATTATTTACTTACAAATCAATACATTAAAAGAATAAGCAAAAGCTTATATAGAAATAAAGTTTGTCAGTGTTTGTCAGTTCTTCAGTGGATACTGCTTAAGATATAATGATAGCTTTATATCTGTCTTGTTATTAACCAAATCTGTCCTAAGTATTCCAAAACAGCAAGAATCCCATAAATTTATCCCATAGTTTCAAAAGTGGTTATAATGGTTATAATTGATTTTTAGCCACTTAACTAACTGATAAATAAGAAAAAAGAGATAACCAAAAAAAGGTAATTAATAGGTTATAAAAAGGTAATTATTCACGGTTACAAAAGGTAATTCCCAAAACCGCCTAAGCTAATGATTTATATAAATAAAGTCCAATTTCAAGAAAACCGATAACCACGGATTACCTTTTTAAACCACTATAAGGTAATCACTTTTTTCTAATACTTTTAATGACTTAACTAGCCTTATAACCGCGATAACCATTATAACCACTTTTTTTATGGCCTTCGGTTTGGTAAAGAAATTTCCAGATTTGGCAGACGCAAAAAAGCCCCCGAAACAACAATCAAAAACAAGTCATTACAGAGGCTTTTTCTGGCAACTAGCTATCAGAGATTGCATACTGCTGCTTCAGCGCAGCCGTTTGATCCTCTTTAAACTTTGTTAGTCGATCCATTTTTGCTTCAAACTCAAGCTTAAGGCGTTCAAAAGACTCGGCCTCTGCTTTCATCTCAGCTTCATAATGCTGGTCAACTCGTTTAACGGCTTCTTCGTATTGCAGCAAACTAATTTTGTATTGTTCCGCATAAAGCTGGTGCATATTCATAGTAGGTGCTTGCATTATCGTGCCCTCGCATTTGCAAAATGAGTAATACCCATAATAATGAGCTTCGGAAGTGCAGACCGAGTACCACTGATGGCAAATGCACTTTGCAACATAGCAGCACCGGCCTCAGGACTAATGCCAGGCATAAAACCAAACATGCCCGCAATGCCAATACTTCCTGATATCAACATACCTAAGTGTGTTTTTTTACCCGATAGCCAACCATTAAGCCCTTTAGGTTGATCTTGGGTCATAGGAGTACCTCGCTTGTCATCATAATAATTAGGCATTTCTTCAGGTCGCTTAATTTTTATTGTTTCAAGCAGATCAGACGTCACTTCTTCTTTAATTCTTGCAGATAAAGCCTTCTCATTCACACGTAATAACTCAGTTAGAATTTGAGTGACAGAAGGGTCATTCAGATTAGCTTCTTTCATTGTGTCGCTTTGCTCTGGTAATTGCTCACTTGCTTCATAGATCGCTGCCAAGAACCTTTCATGGTATCGCTTAATCAGCTCGTCACAATCATTACCATTAATCACTCGACGCGCTTCAAGTGGGTCGAATACACCGTTTTCATCATAACAATCATCAAGGGACTTGCCGGTAAAATCACCGTCCACCATGCCCGAAACCAAAACTTTTGCACTCACATCCATTTGTAACATCAAGTCAGGATTATTCACGAGATCCAGACCATGTTTATTACCTTGGAAGAGATAGTTTTTTAAGCCAGTTAATTGTGGCAACCCACGACCACAATACTTTGCACCATCCCCTGGAGTGCAGTTCCCAAGCTCCAGTGCTTTACGTTTATTACCAGTAATATCGTACAAACGGGTAAAGTAACTGTTGCCGCCTCGCTCTTTGATCGGCTGCATGGTTTTACCCGTTTCATGAAATACAGTTGCAAGACTATAAGCAATAGACTCACTTGGTTTAATTTCTTGTAACTCCCATGCACTTAATACCGCCTCAATACCTTCTACCTGAGTGTTAGTAAGTGAGCCACCAAATAGACTTCCCCTTACGCTGTCAAAGAATACTTTACGAGTAAACATTGTGTGCTCCAACTTGTTGAGATAGACCCAGTTGTCTATTTTTTTGTATTTTCTTTCGATGTCTTGTTCTTTTACTTTGACCCTGACCGGATTATCACGGTCAGAGCCATCCTCAAATGCGATACTTCGTGCTTCACAATTTGTGTCTACTTGATTGCCATGACCTTTTAACTTTCTGTTTTTTCGACAACCAAATGCAATATCACCATCTGTTTTTACGCCAGAAATGGTGCAGTTCGTTGCATAACCAAACCGCACCCCATGCTCCTCATGTACACCCATCAAGTCACAATTAACCACGGAGCATTCATTCAAGGCTTGATCAGGTGCCAAGATGCCTTGCGGCTTTTTGTGCTGCCACTTATGGCCTGACTTCCAGAGCCTTACACCTTTCACCAACACACCATTCAGTACCGTTCGCCCACGAGCTGGAAAGAGCATGCCCACGTCCGAATGATCCATCTCATACGGATAAACATCTAACAGCCCATGTATGTCTGCCTTTTTCAGCTGTGCCGCATCTCCACATACTTGAAAGCCATCACCCGATGTATTTAAGGTCTGAAGATAATTACACTGACTATTGACCCCCATTAGCTTAAGAGGAATATGCACCTTTTCAGCATAAGCATGTTTAACCTGCACATTTTTTGAATTAACAGAAATACCCAAATAGTCAGTATTCATCCAAGACTGTTTGCTGCTTTCATCCGGCTTGGCAACAAGGATCACGGTATCAATGACCATGCCATCACACGCTGAGTCCTGTAGCAGCTGAATGGGCTTGTCTCCAGTTCGCTGCTCTGCATGAATCGTTATTTCATGAATGTGGTAGCCCTTTAAATTCCATAAGGCTAGTGGTCCACTGGCTCGAATCTTGCCATTTTGCGGAAAATTGGCCGGTGTGATGGTCGTGCGCTGCTCACTCATAACAGGGTGCCAAACTTACCTGTCCGTGATAAAGGAAATAGCTTGGCAATATCGCACCCTGTTATAGGGTTGCGTGTAATGATCTCTACAACATTTTCAGTCATGATTTTTCTCTTACCAATACCCCGACCTGAAATCATGGCTTTTTCAATGGGCGTAATCGCTGCTTGCTTCATAGCATCATTCAGCAATGTCAAAATATCCTCATCAAGCTGCTTTAGGTTTCGTGGGTGTCGCCCTAAAAAATGCTGTCTCGCCGTAATTAACCCTGCCAGTGCTGCTTCAAAACAGTAGAACTTATGATCATCAGCGTTATACTTCATGCCTAGCACGCGTTTTACCCAACCCGCGATTCCGTGCCAGTCATAAGCTTTTCCATCCATGGACTTAACCCATTCGTTCAAATCACCATCAAAGCTTAATACGGTGCAGTGTCGTTCTAAATAGTCAGCTGTTTGCATTTTTGAAAACCCACCATGCTTTTCAGAGGCATGCCACCAAGTACCATTCACACAAATTGCAGCATGGCTAAATGGGCACCGCGTGACCGCAGCAATCAATAGGGCTGTCAAACTGCGAGGCGTGACGGTAAAAAGTGCGATTTTATTCATAAGTCACCATTTCATGTTAGGAGTTTGGGAAGAGTTGGATTTGGTCTAATACTCGCGTTGATACACGTATTGCTTTTGACTCTCGGCCTTTTGCGTCCGGTTCCATGGTGTTGGTAATACCTAATATCTTCTGAGTACAGGGGCATGTCACGTAGTAGCGCTGGATGTACTCCTGTGTTGTTTCATCATAGTTCCAAGAACTTTTATCGTGCCCTCTCACTACCATGCTTTTTTGGCATTTAGGGCAGGTAAACTTGTTATATGAATCAGACATATTAAATAACCTAAGTAATTGTTATTGTTTAATATTGTACCATGAAATAACTATTATTAATTACAAATATTAATCAGTTCTATTGAAAACCATTAAGAATCTTTCATCATTGGTTGATCAAACAACAATGGATTATTTGGCCCCAAAAAGTCACACAATTCATCACTTAGCATCTGCTGTATGGGCACAATTTCATTTTCGTAATACATGTCTTTGATTTTATCCAAGTCACCACTGGTGGCTGTGCCTTCGGGCCTCATGCCTGCCAATTCCGGCGGAATACGCCACGCCTCAAGGATGTCAGTGGATGTCATGGCGGCTAACTTGCTGTAGTCAATTTTTTCAGACCCTGTGCTGTAGGGAAGCACTTTCAGCATCTTCTCAACTTCACCACGGGGCAACTGAATCAGTAAGCGCTTGAAGCGGTTATCACCGGTCGGACTATCCATGAGTTCTTGCACAATATCTTGCGCTGTCTTTGACAGCCCAGCCGTTGCCAAAATATCACCAGTGCTCCCGCCATTCTTAAAAAACATACGCATATAGATGCGAACATCTTCACCGAGCAAGATACTTTGTAACCCTCCCACCCAGTAAGGTATGCCATAGACTTGCTGAAAGGGGTCGTGTTGCATGATGTGTATCACTTCATCTTTCTTAAACTTGATAAGAGGTTTAGGTCTGTCTTGAATCCAGCCATAGCAATTGTCACCCTTGAGTCGACGGGTATTAATCGTCGGCAAATAATTTATTCGGGTAACCTGATCAGCCCGATTACGCTCTAACTTAAAGAAACCATTTCCCGTACTTTCAAAGTCCACCAACGCTCTGATGATGGTTTGGCGACTAATCAGGTTGTTCGGCTTCATATAGCTCGCCACTTTACGTGCTTTAAATAAGGGTAATGCACCGTGATGTGGATTCACTCGTATAAGCTTGCTGAGCTTAGAAAATGGGATAGGTGGCATGTAATACGCCATCTCTGAATCAAAACTGACAAAACTGTCTGTCTCAAAACGCTCATTATCAATCGCAGTTTTCGGATCAGAAAAAAGGTTTAAAACCTTACCACTGACACTCTGTTCTTCATTCGCAGATGTATTAATGTGCATTACTACTGATTCTCATTGTTCCAGCTTCTTCTGGGTTTAACTCTTCACACATAAAGGCATGCATACATGCCCATGCTCTATCACCATGCCCCACGCCTTTATGCCGTCTTGATTTGTAAGTAATGACGCCATGTTCCTCTGTTGAAGTTTGGTAAACAGTCAGGAATGCCAATGGCAGCATGGTGTCGTTTTCGTCATACTCGAAGCGCCCAGCATCAATAATGCTGAGGGCTTTTTGCACCATAATAGTTTTGTACATCGGGCTGTATTTGGCCTCGACAACATTGGAAATAATGGGTCGCACAAAATCAGGAATGAATAAACCGGGGCCGGTGGCATCTATCTCGCAATAACCATAGTTAAACTGCTCGGCACGATCTTCAATCATCTCGCATTGCAGACTCGCCCCAATGCCTCGCCAATCATCAGCAACTAATAAACGGAACTTCTCTGTGATATCTCGTGGAATCGTTAAGGTACAAAATGATGCGTTATCACCGACCCCCGCGGGATCATAGCCTGAAGTGCATTCAATATTGCCAATGGGTCGGTCTGACTCTGGGTCAAAGTCTGGCCAAGCAACTGAGGTATCAACACCACAGGCCAGTATCTTCTTTAGACTGAAGGTGCTGTTTGAGTCATTTACAAATTGGCATTCATACGTTACCTCGAACAACGCTGGGTCAGGCATTTCCCGTTTAAGTTCCTCAAGGTCTACCTGATCCCAGCCCATTCTGATGCAGTCATGGATGGTAAGGGCACAGCGCCATATGCCATCTGGATCTAAACGACCATAGGTTAACTCACAGTCGCCTTTTCTGGGGACAGTGACATCTATTTCAATATCCGAATGATGTGCGGTGTACCTCTCACCAGACCATATTTCATAAGCTTCATGACTAATTGCGGTGGGACTTGAAAAGTATGTTTTCTTAAATTTCTTTAGTGTCGCCATTGGGTTGGCGATGGCTTCCATTTTTTTCCACTGACGTGTTTTGAAGCATTCATCAAAGTAGACGTCACCAGATCGTGAGTCAGCGTAACTGTTGGGGCTTAGGAAGTGAGCTTCAGCACCATTACTGAGTGTGATTGGATTACCTGATAATTCCACGCCAAAATGTTGTCGCGCAATAATCGACATGTACGACTTAAAGACTTCCGCTTGAGCTTTGGTGGATGATATAAATATCTGGTTATGGCCTTTTAGTACCGCTGTTTTAAACGCCTCATAAGCAAAAACATACGTGGCACCTTCTTGGCGACCTTTGAGTAAAAAGCGCTGCCTTGCATATTCTGGGTTTTCACCCGCTGCTATGAGCAGTTTTTGGTGTGGATAGAGGTTTGGATCACCTGTTTCTGGGTCTTTACCTGCTTCAAACTTCAGAAAATCTTCTACTGCAAGGTGATCAATATCATTTTTCTTTTTTCGTTTCTTGCCTTGTCCATTTTTTACACCAGGTGTACGACCAGCACCTACAGATCCACCATTGGCTGCTATCTGTAATTTTTCATGGCGCAAGATAATATCCGTCAGCCAATTCAATTCTTTCCAATCAGCTTCCGTTTTATCTTCTCGGTCAATAAGCGCGTTATAACGTCGGGTACTGGTGACTAATGCACTTTCTGGTGGACGTTGGTTGTCCCACCCGTACTTATCTCGCCACCGATACAGTACTTTTCGATTCGCTAATTCTAAGCGCGCAACAATACTGACCACCGGTTCCCCGCTGATCCATGCTAGTCGTGCGGCTTCAATTAGTCCATCTGTATACTTAGGGTGACTCATACCCCTAATTGTTATGTGTAATGCGCTAGGTTATTGATCTTTAGTTCAAAACCCCTCGACAGATTTGAACATTACCCCCATTAAAAAAGGCGCATGTTTAATAATACGGCCATGAGTCAATCAAAAACACAATCTATGGTGAAGATGGCCGCTAAAGATAAGCATGCTGACATTTATTTGTTGGGTGATATCGGCAGTTGGTGGGATGGCAATACAGCGAATGATGTGCTGTATCAGATCCGTGATGCAGATCTTGAAACGATTACGGTTTACCTGAGTACGATGGGTGGGACGTTTAACGACGGCTTACCGATTTATAACTTGCTGAGAAACCATGAGGCACACGTTACTGTTAAGGTGATCGGCTATGCGGTGAGCATGGGCGGTGTAATTATGTTGGCCGGTGACACTATAGAAGCGGCACAAAATGCAGTGATTATGCAGCACGAGGCGCAAGGCTTCGGATTTGGTAGCAAGCAAGCATTGCGCGCAGCAGCCGACATGCTGGAAACCCATGAAAAAGCAATTGTTCCCCGTTTTCGTGAGCGCATGGGCAAAACTCACGATGAAGTCATTGAGCTGTTGGAGAAAACTACCTGGTATACCGCTGATGAAGCACTCGAAGCCGGTTTAATTGATGCCATCACTGACCCTGTTGATTTGGACGAAGCAGATAGCACTATTCCTGAGAATAGTTGGAAGTTTGCTATTGAGAACTTTGGGGAAGCCCCTGAGTTTTTCTTATCCCGCGCGGAAATGGCACTCAAAGGTAAGCCTTCTTTGCTGGCTCAAATTATTAAAAAAGTGGTGGGTAAGCCTGCCAGTTCATCCACAACTGAAACTGATAGCAAGGAAAACACAATGACCCCTGAGCAATTAGCAGAGATTAAAGCGTCAAACACGGCTGTAGTTGATGCCGTTAAAGAGTCAAACGCGGCTGTCATCGCATCAAATGCGGCACTTGGTGAAACCATTGTTGCAGCGTTGAGCGGTAACACATCACCACCTGACAATAGTCAAGATGATGGGCAGGCGGATCTAGCTGAACAGTTGCGTACTGCTAATGAAGAAACACGCGCAGCACTCGCAAAAGTGAAAGAGTTGGAAACAAAAAATGAAGCACTAGCGGCACAGCCCAGCCCGAACAACACGTATGTGCCGGAAAGCCGTGGTGCAGCCGATGAAGAAAAATACAATTACTAACAGGTCATTCATTTATGTCTATGTCTCCTCTCGCTCTATCTGCCATGAACCATGCGTTTGATATCATTCGTACACAAAACCATGGCCAAGATCCACGTATTGTGTTCAACGTTGAACCTACCATTGCACAATCGATTGAATATCGTATTCAACAGAAAAATGAATTCCTAAAGCGTATCAACGTGACGGCTGTGCGTGATATCTCAGGTGAAGTACTCCACTTTGGTGGTGATAAGCCAATTACTAAACGTACTTCGACAGTACAGCCTGATGGTTCTTTACGTCGTCACAGTAACCCTGCTGTGTTAATTTCACGTAATTATGCATGTAAAGATATTGAGCAAGATACCTTGATCAAGTGGTCTTTAATTGATAGCTGGGCACATCTTCCAAAGTTCTATGAAAAGCTGCGTAATTACATTATGGGGCTACAGGCACGGGATAACTTACGCACAATGTGGCATGGGCAATTTGCCGCCGCAGACACGGACTCAGAGACCTATGAAATGTTGCAAGATGTGCAACGTGGTTTCATTCAGTACATGATTGAAAAGCACCCTGAAAATATCTTGGGTATTTCTCCTGATGCTACCGCAGCTGGTGGTTACACAGTCGATACTATTCGTGTGGGTAAAGGTGCGGGTGATAATGGCTTTGAATCAATGGACGCGTTGGCGTTGTACCTGAAAGATGGAATGATTGATAAGAACTATCGTAAAAATAAAGACTTACGCATTATCACTGGTGACAAGCTGTCATTCACTGAGAAAAACAAGCTGATTAATGCTGGTGAAGAAGCCCCGACAGAAGGCCTTGCGAGTAAGATTTTATTGCAGAACCAGCAATTTGGTGAAATTCAACGAGTAGAGTCAGATGAGTTCCCTGACCATGGCGTGTTTGTGTGCGACCCTAAGAACCTCTCTCATTACTGGCAACGTGAAAGCGTTCGTTCTGAATACAATGTGACGAGCCATGCCAAAAAAGGTGTTGTTTCTCATTACTATAAAAATGCAGATAACGTGGTTGAAATCGTTGAAGCATGTGCCGGTGTTCACCCTGACGCTATCGAAGTGCCAACGGGCTACGATGCTGATGGCAAGGCAACGGGTTGGGCCAAAGCTGCTGACACATGGAAGGCTGAGTGATTATGAACATTATTGATAAACACAAGGCTAAGTGGGGCAAGCATCAAAGAAACCAACAAGGACTTAGACTGGGACAAGCAAGTCTTGCACCTGAACCTAAAGTATTGGTTGCTGCCATTGCTGAAACCGTTGGCTCTGATACCGATGAGAAACGTTTGGCAATTGAAAAAACGGTGCTGACTGAAACAATCAAAGCAGATGTGTCTAGCTTAAAAACGACACACCCTGATCACTCAAACCGTAATGCAGCAACACCACCTTATCTGGATAAGTACCGTGAGTATTGCACAGATGCACTAGCACGCGGTGATACTGAAACACCTGATCCTATCTTGGTTCAGTGTGCGATCTGGGCAATCAATTGCGCGGACTTTGAGTTTGCAGTGGGCTTGGTTGATCACTGCAAGTTGATGGAATCAGGTATGAAGCGTTCGTTGCCTGAACTCATGGCAGATATGGTGCTACAAGATGAACGCGCTGATGATGATGCTAAGTTATCAGTGCTTGAACGAGTTCGTGACGAGGAATGGACGGTTAACCACCCACTCATGGCTAAGTTATTCAAGTGGGGTGCGTACCACTTTGAAAAACATGACCTTGGGAGTGCCAAAGAGTATGCAGAGCGAGCGCACGAAGCATACCCTAATGTGGGTGTAAAAACGTTCATGGAAACGTTGCAAAAGCGCTTTACAGCGCAGTTGGGCGAGTAAAACGGCTCCCCTCAGGGCAGGCTTGCGGCGTGTTTAGTTGATAGTTTCGCTATTTTTCTCTATTTGCTAACCATAGCCGTGATGCCTGTTTTTTTACCAATATGGTGATTAATAATGGATAAGAAAACCTCTGATGATGCCGCCAGTGCCTTGGCAAAGCTGAAACACCTATTGGAAGATGATGAGTTGGTGGTTTTCACACCCGCACAGGCTAAAGCATTAATTGAATTAGCGAGCCTCTGGTCTCAAATCAAAGCGGTAGTGAGTTTGGGGAGTGCAATCGGGGGCGGCCTAAAGTGGTTAATTGTGTTTGCAGCAACATGGGCTGCATTTAAAGCTGGTTTTTTGGACTGGCTGAAAGCTGGGATGGATTCAAGATGATGATGCTTAAGGATGTAGTAATTGGTTTTTTAATGTTTATCAGCTGCCTTGCTTTGATCAACATCAGCACGTACTTACAAGAACTGCTTTAGGTTGATATAAACAATGGATAATGCTGATTTAGCTGATTATTTTGAGCAGTGCTTTACTGATGCACGTATAGAACAGATCCGCCAACAGAGTACACGGAGTTCATCTGCACCAAAAGCTTGTCTAAATTGTCAGGAACCGTTTGAACCTCAATTCTTATGCCTTATTCCACGACGGTGGTGTGATGCTGACTGTCAGGCAGATTACATGAAACGTAATGAGCATGAAGTATGAATGACTTTTCTGGACGTACCTCTCAGCCATTGAATGACACCCTTGTTAATGATGGTTTTTTTCCTAACTTGGTATTGTTAGAGTTTCAAGAAACCTATCGTATTCGATCAGCATATCGTGAAGCAACGATTAAGCAGAAAGTGCAACAGGCAATGTTCGATGTGAATCGCTTATTAAATGGACGAAGATCATATTGGCTAGCAGAGTTGCTGCGAACGCATTTAGATGAACACGGCTTGTCAGAAGCGACTGATACACCCAACTGGCAATTATCAGATGTGCCTTGCTTGGTACTAGGTGAATTGCATGAATATGTAGCGCTGTATAAACGAGCTGTTTTTTCATTCGCAAAAGCAGAGCTGATGCGTGTGTTTGACAGCATGAATCGTAAGGATCGGGCGAATAATGATGATGAGGAAGATATTAACTATTTTCTGAACGATGCTGATCTGGCTGTGAATGAGTTATTGGGAGAGTGTGAAGTCAGAGGGACCGCGCATTGAAACTGCTGAAGGCCTTATCTGACCACTTAAGAGACTTGCGCTTGATTGATGATGACCGGTTTGATAGCTGGGCAGAGCAAGGCACCTTGGCACCCAGTGGTCGTCAGGTTATTACTGGATCTTCCCCTATTACATTGGCATACCGCTTAAATTATACTGCGGTGCTATCTTGGGAAGGCTTTACCCATGATGCTTACCAACTATTTGCAGAGGTCATTCACTGGCTCACACTGAATTGCTATGATTTTGACGAACTGGGTATGCCCTCATTTGATGTTGAACTTGAAGATAATGAAGCAGCTGATATTGAAATAACAATTAATTTTGAGGAGTCGGTTTATACCCAACATACCGGTGATGCTGTAATTGTGGTTGACAGCCCTACCCCAACTAACGCTGAGCATGTAAGTGTGTGTGGCTCAAAGCCACAGGTCAAAGATGATAAAGCTAACGATTAATGGTGATGTCAGTATTAAGCAGCAATTACGTGCTTTACGCTTAACTGCCAATAAACGCCGAACCATTAACAGAGCCTTAGCACGTAAGGTTGCAAGTTATTCCCGGGTGCGTATTCGCCAACAGCGTGGGCTAGATGGTCAGGCTTGGGAGGGTCGCAAGCAGGGTCGTGGCAAAATGTTGCGTGGTTTATCAAAGCGCATGCAAGTCCAGGCAAACTCTGAAACAGGTAAAATCCGCTTCTCAGGTGGGAAGGTTGCGTACAGACAACAATATGGCTTTCAAGAAACATTTGACTCGGCTAAAGCTGCGGCACGCGATAATGTTTCAGGAGACCCTTTCGAAGGTCCTGCAACTCGAAAGCAAGCAAGACGTTTAAATGCACTAGGCTACCGACGCAGGCGGGGGAAGCGGTACACGAAGGTTACCCAAGCGTGGATTATGAAGAATATGACAATGGGCCAAGCGGGGGTTATTATCCGTCTGATGTCAGGCAAAGCTGATAAAAGTCAATGGGATGTTATCGTTCCACCTCGTTCTTTTCTTGGAGTGACTGATGCAGATGATGAAGCATTATCAGACGTGGTAATTCAAAAACTACAGTAGGTCTGTTGCGTATATTCAAAATACGCCCTCAGATTTGAACCCCTCACATACCTTTTCTAGCCACAGTCGATACCATAACACTCTAATTACACTATTTTTTTAGAGGTTGCATCTATGGCTCGTGGTACAGTCAATGTAAACAATTTAAACCTCGGTCAAGGTCCAACACCTGCCATTGAACGAACCTTTCTTTTTATCGGTCAAGCAGCAGAAAATATTGGTGCTGTGTTATCCCTTAGTGCTGAATCTGACTTTGATCAGTTACTGGGTAAAGCTGACTCTGTATTAAAAACAAACTTAGAAGCTGCAAGGGTAAATGCTGGGCCTAATTGGTTTGCCTATGCGTTGCCAATGTCAAAGGATGATAGTCACGAAGACTATTTACTCGCATTTAAAGATGCCAATGCCAATTATTTTAAATCTACTAGCGTTGAAGCGGTTGTTGTATTAAGGCCTTGCGCATTAGCTGATGAGATTAAAGACTGGCAAGACAGTGTGATGTTATCACTGGCGCAGTTTTCGCGTCAGATGTTTGTAATCTGTGCAACGAAAGGCATTGATTCTGACACTCAATCATGGTCTGAATATGAAGCAACACAGTCCAATCTTGTCGCTAGTATTGCAGCTCACCGCGTTTCACCGGTACCGCAATTGCATGGTAATGACTGTGGGGCGGTCGCTGGACGTTTATGTAACCACAGCACTAGTGTTGCGGATAGCCCAATGCGCTTTGAAACAGGGCCAGTTCT